GACTGGCAAAGCCTGCGGCGTTTGCTTCGCCCTCGGTTGGCTTTGGTGGCGCTTTGCCTTTGAGCGGCACACCGCTAGGTCCAGTCACAGGGATTGCAGGCAAGCCTGGGACCTTGGGAACATAGAAGACGCCATCTTCATTCTCCATGCGCTCATACTGGCCGCGCTGGAATTCAGCTTCAGAGATGTTCAGTCTGCGAGCTTCCATGCCAAGGCGTTTGCGCTCCATTGCAATACGCTCAACATCCAATCCAAAACGCTTGGCGTCCATCTCTAGTCGCTGCTGATCTGCTGGCGTGATGCCTGTGCCGTAGACTTCGCCGCCAGCCAATTTGTTCTTGTCAATCGCCATGACTCGGCCATCAACATTCTGCAACACCACTTCGCGTTTTGGTCCAAAGCCTTCCAGCGTCTTGATCTTGCCGCCCTTGAACTGCTGAACCATGACGGGCAAACCATCGGCGCCAGTCACTTCAAAGGGCTGGCCTGTGACTTCCTCGCGTGGCTTAATCGCAAATGCCATCTTTTGGTAGGCTTCGGCCTTGCCAGGATCTGAGGCGGCATATAACTGAGCCGCTCTCATGAACTGCTCATAACGCATGTCTTCAGGAGACACTGCGGCAGCCTCTGGCATTTGACCAATCATGGCGGCGCGTTCAGCAGTAGGACCAACCTGACCGCCAGGCACTGCCAAGGCTTGCTGTGGCGTCATTGGCATACCAGCTGTAGGCGCTTGCGCACCAAAGATTTCCTCAAGCCTGCGGCGCTGCTCTTGAGCCATCTTGTACTCATCCATCTTCTGCTTAGTCAGCAAGTTGGTGATGGCATTCTTTTGAGCTTCAGCATAGCCTTGCTGACCAGCTGCAACGCCAGAGCTGAGGATCTGCATCAAGGAGCGCGGCGTAGTGCTGGGGCCACTGGCCTGACCAATAGCCATGGCGGCCTGCAACAGGCCTTGTCGCTGCATTGCGGCCTGCTGTGCTGGTGTCAAGTAGCCCTCAAGGCCAGTCTCACCGCCACCGCCAAATAGATCGCCAAGCAATCCCATATCAAATGATGTCGCCATGTTTTTATCCTATCGAACAGGTTGTGGTTTAGGCTGTAACAGTGAACCAATATAAGCGCCAGTCAGGCCGCCAGACAATGCACTGCCAGCGCCACTGGTGTACAAAGGCTGGCTTGATGTCTCGCCAGTTCTGGCTGGCTGCAATCCGAGTGCGCCGCCAGTGATGCCCAAACGCTCCAATTCAATATTGCGTGCGGCATCAAGCTCGGCTTGTCTTAACGCATCGCGTTGAGCGCCAAGACCCAATGATGTTGTCAGTCCAGCCACATTTATTGGTCGCGCTCTAAATCCAAGATCAGCGGCAGTATTGAATCCAGTTTGACGCAAGCCTGATGCTGTTGTGGCCGCCTGACGCAATGCGGCTTCATTTGTCAGTGCAGACTGAACAGCCTGTCGTGAGCCACCAAAAGCGCCAGCACGAGAAGCTCTTTCTCTGTCTGCAATGTCTTGCATCAATCGTGAACGCTCAATATCTCCCAAAGCGCCTTGGACTACTTGTTCTTCGTATGGGTTAAAGAATTGCTGAATATCAGCTGCGCCAAATGGCGTCATGCCAAGGTTGTAGAGCTGCTTTTCAGCATCTGTGTACATCTGACCAGGCTGTGCAAACTCACGCACACCCAAACCAGCGGCGGCAGCCTTGGCCCGCTCCAGATTTGCCATGTACTCACGCTTGATTTCAGGATCAATTGACGTGGTGGTGGTCTGATCTTTAGGCGCATTGGCGGCATCAATTGCGCCAGTTATAGCCCCAATCGCCGCCCCTGTCAGTTGTGGATTTTCCTTAACAAAGCCTAAAGCATCAGAAATAAGGCCAGTGCCACCAGCCGCTGCGGCAGCGCCTGTCCCTGCTGTTGCACCTACCGCTGGAGCCGCCGCACCAACTGCTGGAGCTGCTGCGCCTGCTGCTGGAGCTGCGGCAGCAGGTGCACCAGCCACTGTTGATGTTGTCACCGCTGATGGTGTTGGGATTGATGATGATGCGCCTGGCAATCCACCCGCAACGCTTGGCGTAACACCTGCTGGTGCGCCTGTCATTGTTGGTATGCCCAAGGTGGCCGCCCCTGCTGTAATGCCAGGCGCAAAGAAGCCACCAGCACCTGCACCAGCAGGCAATGTGCTGCCCAGCAATCCGCCAGGTACGCCAGCACCAGCCGCACCAGCCGCACCTGCACCGCCAGCACCTGCACCAGCTGCACCGCCAAAGATACTGCTACCACCAAGCAAACTTGCGCCGCCAAGAGCCGCCAAGTAAAGCGGTGCAGCCTCCAAGGCTGTATCAGCAAGAACCCTAAAAATACTTTTCTTGGCTTGCTCTGGAGTAGATTGACCCATTGAAATCAATCGACCATTCAAGTCAATTTTTGGGATGACGAAAGTATCTTTTTCGCCTTGTCCAGAAGTCACAAAATATTTGTCAGCAGTTGTGATTTCTTGAAAATTACCTTGCGAATCATATTTTGCAACATACTTTGGAAATGGATTTCCACGCGCATCTGTTGCTGGTTGCTTAGGAATATCTAATGGAATTTCCCATCCATAAAGGCCAGGAGGCATGAAAGCCGCCCGATTGTTATTTGCGGCATCAGGAGCTGGAATCGCACGAATTCTTGGGTCTAAAGATGGATTAACCTCTTTAAAACCAGTTCTTGCATTAGTAACTACCTTGGGCAGTTCTTTAGGAACAGATTTCAAAAAATCTGGTGATAGAACTTGCTCTGCACCTTCTGGTGCTACTGTTACTGGGCTTCGGTATGCCATGTTCGTTTCCTTTGCAGTATTCTATTTTCCAGCGTGGCTCAACGCTTACCCGCCGCCACAGCTTCCAATCTCATCACGCCAACGCGCCAATCGTCCAGCACATCGCCAGTCACAATCATCTTGACCTGACGGCCAGAGAATCTCGCGTCAGTTGGCTGAGAGGCTGGATAAGGTCCATGCGTTGTTTCGGTTGAGGTTGGATACAGTCGCGTCTTGAAGCTGATGGCAACCTCGCCCAGCGTCTGCTCATCAGGGATCACCTGACGCACCGCCATGATGTTGTCACCCTGACCAATCTCAAAGGGTCCAGACTCGGCATAGAGAGTCCCGCCGTCATAGGCAAAGCCAACCTCATGCTCATAGATGTAGCCGTCAGTTGACACCATCAGAGGATTCAAATAGACACCCCTGTCAGTGCCAGCGGTGCGAGCCATGGAGCCAATGTTCCAATGCGACTCGCGGTAGTTGAAAGTGACGTAGGAATCAACCTCGTTTGACTGGCTTGATGGATAGAACCACCAGATCTCGCCATACTTGGAATTGTGGACCGCATAGACCTTGGAGGCTTGGTTGTAGTTCAGATTCTGAAACACATAATCAGACACATCGCAGGGCAGTGGCTTGACATAGCCGTCAAATATCCAAAAGCCTGATGAAGACATCCACATGGCGGCAGTGTCGATGGCGGCCACAGCCTGCGAGGAGATCAGACCGCATCCAGAGCCAGCCTTCTCAAATGAGTACACATAGGGTGCGCCGACATAGCTGGCGGTGTGCACATCAACGTCAGTGAAGAGTAAATTGATGCCGCGCACCTTCTTGCCAGCCTTCAACGCGCCAACTGTTTGCAGCTCAAAGTCACCAGCCTGATTGGTGGCCGCAGCCGTCCAGACAGTGTTGTTCTCCTGATCGCACCAAGACACCTTGCGCGGGTTGCTACCGGCGCCCAAAGCAAACAAGAAACGCTCGGCAGTGGACAACAAGGCTGCGCAACCTGTTGGCGCATTGGTGATGGCCGCCGCCAAGGTTGGCGTAGAGAAGCCCAACTGCCACTCATAGAGCTTGCCATCAGCGTCAGAACAGGCCACCAAGTACTCGCCCCAAGTGTCTAGGCTCCATGTGGTGGCCGGTGTCACAGTGCCGTTATCGGGACGCGCAATGCCATAAGCATATGAGCCATAGGGTCCATAGCCAAAACCAGTCTTGGTGGCTGCGTCCGCAATGCCAACAGTCAACCCTGTGGGCGTAATGTCTTTCAGCGTCCCCGCCTCGTTCATGGCGTAGAGCTTTGAGTGTGTGCCAGCAGCGATCCACCGGTCCCCGCTGTTGTCCCGCCAAGTCAAAAGGCCACGACACTTGCCTGTCATTTGACTGGCAGACTTTTGCCGCCACCCGCCAATCGGGCGCAGGGTATTCTCAAACCAACGTACAAGGTTGGCGTCAAACCACCGCCCAGCAGACTGATACTCAGTGCCGTTACGGTACACGCCTGGTGGGATTTTTAAGGGTACGAATGCCATGGCTGAATTATGCGGTTTCTTGCGACAAATTAGACACAAGTGAAACAGTGACAACAACTGATGGAACGGCAGGCCTGTCAGGTGAGGCGCTGGCCGCAAAGTGCTCAAGGCTGACACCTACATTCGACACCCGAAACATGATCTCCACATAATCATTCGCCGCCAATTTCACAAAGAAATTCATGGCCGCGACTAAGTGTGATGGATCACCCGCCGATTTTCTTGCCGACATACCAAATCGTTTGTTTGATCCAGCGAGATTTGTCCCATTTTTGCGGAACCAGATGTCGATGTCCTCAGAGTCATTGACCGTGTTTTTGACTTGAATTGTGAAGTGAATGTTATAAATGCCAGACTGCGCCACATTCAGCCTTGACGAATTCGACAAGGTGACGCCATTGCTGAGATCGGTTGTGTCAAAGGTGATGGCGTAGGCCGTGGTGGTGTTGGCCGCCGTCTGGTCGGTGTTGTCCTCAAACTCGCCATATGGCGCGTTAATGAACTTCCCACCCCTTGGCCCAAAGAGAGCCGCAAAGACGGCTGTGAGCTTGGAGAAGTAGACGTTCAGGCCGCCAAAGGATTGGGCCATCAACCTCTCATCGTAGACCACCCCAGGCGTGCCAAGGTTTGGCTGCGTTGGGGTTGAGATCTGCTGTGAGAGGTTTGTAGCCATGACCTAAATTATGCGACTAGACCAGGCAAATATTGCGTCTTGCCTGCCACCTTGGTGGCGGTCAGTGATTGACCTTTGAGATTCTCTGGATTAAACGAGGCGTGCACCCACCCCGCATTTGGATCATCGCCGCCTGGAACCCAAAATTCCAAGATCAATTGGGTGTACTTGAGATTGGTTTCAATCCACTCTGCCAGCTCTGGGTTGGGAACGCCATCAATCTCAAAGTCGCAGGCTTGGCCTTTGCAATGGTCTGAGGTTGCCGAGCCTCCTGTGGCTTGATTCAAAGCTGGACACCTAAACCCAGATGTGATCTTGACAGGCTTGCCAAAGTGATCTCTGACAGGTTGCAGTATGTTTTCGCAAAGCAAACGCAATGATTCAATCTGTTCTTCGTTTGGCGTGTTGTCAATGTCTAGGCGTGTTGCAGTCTCAGACTTGATTAGTTCCGAAAGTTTGAAGTTTTTTGACAGATTCATTTGATACCTTTCTGTGATTCAAGGGCTTGGTTGTACAAATCGATGCAAGCATTCAGCTTGGTGATGGCGCGGTCACCCTCCTCCGCTATTGCGAAAAGAGCTTTTCCAGCTTCTCCACTAAGTTCGGCTGATGTTTCTCCTCCACCACTTCCTGTGGCAGTGGTGGGATCTGTGGCGGCAGGTACGGGGCAGCTCGCTTTGAGGCGCAGCTTGAGAGCGCCACTATCAATAGCAGCATCGCGCTGCTTCGTAGCAAGTTTGGCTTTTTCATTCGTTACCCTCAATGCGTTTGCGGTGGTTGTTACAGCGGCTTCTAAGGCCGCCTCCTTGGCTCTGGCTTCGGTGTTCAAGCGGTCAACTTCGGCTTGCTGTGCCTCTTGCTCATAGTGCTTGCCGGTGCAGTAGCCACCGCCAAACACAAGGACCAGCACCAGCAGACCGCCAAGAAGATCCTTCATGGCTTTGGCGGCTCATCGTTGTCGTTGTCAATAGTTTCTGCCTTGGCGGTCGCCGTGGCAACAGCAGCAGACACTGCCTTGCGGCCAGCTACACCGCCCAGCACGCCAGTGCAAAGCAGCATGATGTCGTTGATCATCTTGGTGTAGACCTTGTCAATTGGAGCCATGCCAACCATTGGCTGGGTGACGAAAGTCACCGAATAGATGAAGCTGAAGCAGCTCCCCAGCAAGATGATGGAGATCACAAAGATCACCCAAGCCCACACGCGAGCCTCAATCTCCTCTGGAGACAGACGATTGTTTGGTTTGTATCCAACTGTAGCCATCACTTAATCTCCTTCTCTGGTTTGGTAAGTTGATCAGGGCATGTGCCTGTCGCGGTGCAGACTGGCGGCTTGCACTCGGCAAGTTCCCAATTCTTTGGATCTTGGCAAGGGTATCTGAAGCGATCGGAACAACCGACCAGCAAGCCGCAGAGGATGCCAACGCAAACAGTCAACGCCAGCAGTGAAAATTCATGTCTTGTCATTTTTGCGCTTCTCCTGTTCAATTTGTCTTCTCAGTTTCTCGACCTTCTCAAGCTGCTGCTTCGCATCGTTCTTTACCTCCAAGATGTCGAGATAAAGCATTGCGCCAAGCGGAAGAAGCAGGGCCACCAACACACAAGCAGCGATCCATCCCATTATGCTTTCCCCCAGCGACTGAGTAGGAGAAGCCACAACCACAGGTAGAGGAGGAATATAGTAGTCGCTACTACTGCTGCCAGCTTTAGCTGGAGGTTTCTTTCCTCTTGCCGCCGTTGCCATCTGTCAGCCCTCTTCTTCGCCTCCTGCTTGAGTCTAGCTTTTTCCTGTTCCTCTGAGATGACTTCTCGCATCTCATATGTCTGCGAGTACAAATCAGCAAGGCCTGGTGTCTGATACACCATGATCTCCCTAATGGTGGTCGATAACTCCTCCATCTGCTGCCTACACATCACACGATTCATCGCGCTTTCCATCATCTGCGCGTTGCTGATGCTGGGATCGTAGACCTTGGCTTTCTCCTCCTCAGCCCTCAAATACTCAGATAGCTGATCCTGCAAGCTCCAGAAACGGCTGAGCTGCTTGATGATGTCGGCCATTGCCTGAGTTTCGTCATACGCGACATAGGCTGGTTTCTTTTTCGCCAAAGGCTTGGACGTGGTGGCTGCTGGCTTTGGAGCAAACAGCTTTTGCCACCAAGACTTTGCGGCCTGTGCGTCACCGATGACTTCATCAACCGTGCTCTTGACTTCAAGAAAACTTGTCTTTGCATCACGGTACAAAGAGCAAAGTTCAGTAATCCCCTTAACGCAGGCGTTGGCGGCGAAAAGGAGACTGATCGGATCAATTTCAAGCGCCTATCAACTTGTTGACAATTGTGCCGACAAAGCCTGGCCCCAACAGCACCGCACCAATCACGACATAAAGCAAATACTCAATGCGCGTCATGCGCCTATCGCCTTCAGTAAAGGCTTTCTCAATGGCGGCATATCTTTCAGCGCAAACTGCTTCATGCACAGCAAAATCCTTTTCCACCTCGTTCACCACGGCACTCCTGTGGCAGTAACTGGATTCTTCTTGGCTTCAATCTGAGCCGCTAGAGCCGCTTCTGTTGCGTTTTTATCCACACCATTAGCCCAAATCCAACCAAGGACTTGTTCTTGTGTCAGGTCGGCATAGGCTACTGTGGGAGTGCCATCAGACCATGAGCAAGTGTTGTAAATAGAGGCTGAATGCTCTCCATCTACTGCTGTGGCTTGCCAGTGAACCTGATAAACATATCCATCAGAGGTTTGACGGTCAAGTTGGGAGATTGTCCAAGTAGTTGTCATTTATGCCACCTTAACGATAATTTTTGCACGACCATCTTGTTCAATGGCGATAACTTTACCAACAGCTTTCATGTATTGAGCCAACGTCATGTCTGCTTCGTTGACTGCTTCACCTTTGATTGCACCGTTGTCGTTGACTGGGATGATGTACTGACCAGCAGTTGCGCCAAGTACGTTGACTGGAACTTGACCGCAGAAAGCAATACGGTCTACTTTTTGACGAGAAGACTCTAAAGCTGTTTCAAAAACTACTTTGTTAGCTTCATATTGCGTTTTTTCTTCGTCAGTGGCATCATCTGCAGGTTGTTTTGGTTTAATTAAACCAAGTGATTCTTCAGTACCCCATGAATCGCCGCCAACGTAAGACGGGTCAGTGGATTTCACCACAAACGACACAGCATTAGCAAACACATTGGTCAGATTACCATTAGCATTAATACCGCACACATCTCCCTTGGCAATGATAAAATCACCAGCCTTGGTCATATACTCTGCGTAATCTACGCCAGATGCGTTGACTGTTCCTGCGGCGTTTATAGACCTTGAGGTGCTACTATTTTTACCAAGATACGCAGAAGATTTTCCTACGTTATAGGCATTATTGCTAACTGTTTCCAAATATAAAGAATCTGCCGTGCCAGTTTTTGTAAATGATGCAAGCGCAGAACCTTCCGCTGCGGAACTATAAGCCGCAAAACGAGCTGAACTACTATTAACCCCCACCAGCAAGTTACCGCTGGAGTCGATACGGGCGCGTTCGGTAACGGAGCCAGAACCAGTTAGGAAAGCAACTGTATTCGCTGCCAACCGCATCGGCATATATACGCCGCCGGTGTCGTCAAAGACATTAATTTCCGCTGAACCATCAGAAATGACTGCGTAATCTGAACGATACCGAGTTGTCGTGTTTCGGATGCGAAGTTGGTTGCCATTGTCCTCAATCGTTGCACGAAGCGTGGACGCGGAACTGCTACCAACAACCCAGCGCCCATTCGCATCCAGCGTCATCGCCTGAGTGAAGCTGATTGCGTTCCCTGCTGTGCCAGAGGCGGCGTTGTACCATATGTGCTGCCCTGCCGCTTGACGGTACTGCGTTGCAAAGTCTGTTGTGATGTACCTGTCGTTTGTTCCGTTGTAAAACGAGTTCTGAGACAGGATTTGGTTCTGCGTGTTGAGCGAGTAAAGGGCACCACCAAGGTTCTGAAAAGCCTTGTTTGAACCTGTTAAGCCCCAAGCACTAGGCGTAACACCAAGACCCATGTTGCCACCACTATCGAGGCGCATGGCCTCCACGCCACCTTCAGAAAAGGCAATAGTGTCAGCCGCAGGGAAGAAGATGCCTGTGTTGGTGTCGCCATCGTTTGTAATGGATGGTGTTGATGCAGAGCCATCAGCAAACTCAACAGTCGCACTGCCAGTGACAGTAAGTGTTCCAGCCACAGCCAATGTCTTGCCAGAGCCAACATTCAAGCCAACTGAAGTACCTGTGCCAGCAGCCGCAAAGACAGCATCAACACTGTCAAGATCGGTGTTTATTTTGCTTCCCCAAGTGTCAGTACTTGCACCGACTTCGGGCTTTGTGAGTAATAGGTTGGTGGTTGTGGTATCTGCCATGATGAAACTCCTATGCGGCCTCTTGCCAAGTGATTGAATTGTCTTCTAAATCTGTCCAAGATTCTGATGAGTCTGAAACAGGTGTCCAGCTCTCAGATGAATCAGCAACTGGTGTCCAGCTCTCGGAATTGTCTGATTGCGGTGTCCAGCTCTCGCTGGTGTCTGGAATGGCTCCCCAGCCAAATCCAATCATCACACCAACAGCGCAGATCGACTCAACGCCGGTGATCCCAATGGATACGACATTGCCAACAGTGCCAACAGATCCTGTGCCAGCGACTCCAGTAATTGCTTGGAACGAAATAACCTCTGCGCCCATCGTGCCAACAGCACCAGTGGCGGCATTGCCTGTGATGGCCTTGGTACTTGTAACGCCAACAGAGTCAACAGCTCCAGTTGAAGCATTGCCATCTTCTGCAACTGCCCTGGTTGCCGTGACGCTGCCAACCTCCAAGGTTGACGCATTGCCTGTGACGGCCTTGGTTGATGTCGCTAATACCGATCCAACAGCACAGGTTGACGCATTGCCAGTGATGGCAATTGAGACAGTCAGCCCGACTGTGCCGACATTGCCAGTGGCAATATTTCCATCCTCTTGGACAGAGATGTTTTCTAATAAATTGCCAACGGCGCCAGTGGACGAATTGCCGCTGATAACGACATTACCTATGCCGTAAACGCCAAGCCCGTAATAGCCTGTTCCATATGCAGCCATGCCGCTGCCCCTGCTTTAAGCCAGCCTGATCAGGCCAGTGCTTGCATCGTTGACCGGCATGGTCAGGGTGAATGTCCCAGCAGTCACTGTCTGACTGCCGAATGTGTGGACGCTGACTGCCTTGTTTGATTGGGTCGAGTTATAGATCAGGACCGCATCAAATGCTGTTGACAATGTGACGGCTGAGTAGCTGATGCTGGCGCTTGGCGTCACAAAAGCTGTCGTGCCACTGGTGCTTGGAGGCGTGCCAAATGTCACTGTCACGCCGCCTGCGCTGTAGCCTGTGCCTGTCACCTCACCTGTGGAGCTGTAGGCTGTGGTGGAGGCATTGACAGTGGCAGAGGCCAAGTACAAGGCGGCCTTGAATGTGTCGGCGGTGGTCGCTGCGCGAACAACACCAGTGCCGAAATTGTGATGGCCGACCAGCAGCTCGCCTTTGAAACTTGTACACATCGCTTGTGTATTGGCCATGGTTTATTCCTTAAATTTGTTGACTGATTCCATCAGCAAAGACACTGCGCTTGAGCGCCATGTGGACAGAACGATGCACCATCTCGCCATCCAACCAATACTCTACCCAGCTTGTTGTCTCGGTATCGTTGTCGAGAGAGCCTTCACGCTTTTCAAGCAGTGACTCGTCCATCTCGCCCTTGGTGGTGGTAATCATCATCCAAATGTCCTTGCTCTTGCCAAAATCGCACCGCCCGATGTAGAACCGCGATCATCTGCAATCTGCAACTGATCCAGTCCTGCCTGATAAAGCGATGACCACACTGGGATTCTCGCATCGTCTTGCAAGTATGGCGCAGCCTGCAACAAAGAGCCATATAAATAGACATCAGGAGCTTGTGTCAGCAGCCAGTTGGTTGCAACTGTTGATGACAACTTTGTCAACTTGGCGTAGTACACCAGCTCTGCCGTGTATGCGCCGTCAGGGATTGGAAGCAGTCGGAATTGGTTTCCAACCACGCTGAAATACAGTGGCTTGCCGCTGGACAAGTAGGTGGTGTTCGACAACTGATCCATGGCGTCAATTGTCTGAAATGTCAGGTTGGTCACTGGGTTGGTGTTGATCTTGATGGCCTTGGCCTCCAAGAAGTCATCAGGCACAGTGCCATATTCAGCAGCCGCCGCAAATGAGGCATTGGCTCTCACAATCATCTGGCGGGTGCGCAGCTGGCGCTCGATCTGAGCCTCTGCCAAGCTGATGAAGTCAGGGATGGTGGCCGTCAAGTCTGACCTGTTGAGCCAGTCGGCCAGCGAGGCCTTGAGTTCGGTGTATGTCGTGAGTGCCATCAGGTAGCCTTTTCATTCTCTTGGATTTCACGCATAACCCAAGTGTGGTCATGCTTGAATTCGAACATTCCAATGTGGCCGATTTCTTTGCTCACATCGTGATCAATGTAAATCTTAAAGCCTGCCTCCCTTGCTTTCCTGCAAAAGAAAACATCTTCGCCAATATAGCCTCGTTTGTCATGCCGCCAAGGTGTTTCAAACCAAGGCTCAGACAATGCCGCAAAGACATTGGCTCTGATCAGCATCACGCCCATGCCAACTGATCCAACCTCTTGCAAGCCAGTTGATTCTGGCATTGAATACACCAATTCACGCTCGCCATTCTCTTTGTAGATCTGCGCAGTCGGTCCTGTGGGCATACGGCGTCTGGCGCAATTTGTCGCCACGATGTCCAGATCATGCTTGAGCAATCGTCCAACCATGTCCTGCGGAAACCGCATGTCAGAGTCAATGAACAGCACATGACTGCACTCCTCACGCATCGCATCCAAGCACAACTCAGCTCGCTGATTGGCAATCAAAGTGCCTTGCGAGATTTTTAGGCTGACGGCGTCATTGGTGTTTATCGTGTGGTACGCCACCATATTGACTAAGTCATAGGCAAACATGGTGTGAACCATGTCTCTGGCTGGCGTGCAGACCGCAATGTATTTCATACCTCTCCTGGCCGTGTTCTAAAGTGCCGATTCTCAGGGTCGTTTAGCCAGCGCTTCATGTAAGCCTGATCTTCTAACTTGCCTTCTTTTTTAAGCTCGTAGTACAAGCTCAGTGGAATAGACGCCACGCGAGAAAACTCACCCCACCTAGCTCTTTCGTCAACTTGATTGAATTCTTGCTTGTTCTCTTCAATGATGTCTGTGACATCCTGCTGAGTCTGAATCGTTGCCTCATCAGTTTCATCGTTGTAATGCCATGTTCGCTTGATCCCAAGATCAGCATTTACATCAAAAATTTTGTTGTCCATAATTTAAAAAAGGGGGGATTGCTCCCCCCTTTCCCTTTACTTCGTTTAAGAAGTTACCAAGTCTGCTGCCAGACCATGGGCATTTTCTGCCAAGACCTTCAATCCAAATTCGACCAACAGCATACGTTTGTCGGCATCGCCTGTTTTGGCAAGTTCGACTTGCTGGTAAGGACGCAGCACAACCATCTTTGCGTAATCAGGGTCAATCACAAACGCATCACGCTCGCGTTGAAAACGGTTGGGAACCACCTGCACATTTCCGAAGTCGCTGACGTAGACATCTGCCGCGCCGATGATGGTTGCAGGACGCGCACCGCCATCGATGTTGAAACGGCTTGAGGCAATACCAGCAAAACCAGAAACGCGCTGCTTGTTGACAGGGCCAACCATCAGGATTTTTGGTGTGCCGCCAGCAGTCCACACTTTTTGAATCACATTCTTGAGAATGGTTTCAGTGAAAGTGCGCACAGTGCCATCAGTGCGAGCTGCACTTGGCAGTGTGCTGTAGCTTGGGTTGCCGCCATTGGTGGTGTCGTAGTCAACGTTGGTTTTCAAGAAAGCCAACAAAGAACCAGTCTTACGCGCAGTTGTAGTGTTACCGGCGTCTGCACCAGTGTTTGACAACATGATGAACTCTTGGTCGCGCTTCAACTCAGAGCCACGCTTTGCGATCTGGTAAGCCAGTTCGCTACGGCGGCCTGCCTTGTTAACCACCTCTTCAGTCGCTGACAAGACAATAGTCTTGCGGCTGATCTGGCAGTAGTTTTGCACGCGAACAGTCGCAGTCACAGAGTCAAACGATGTGACATCATCACCCTCAAGCTGGGCGTTGGCAGCGGCTGCGGCCAAAGTATCTGTTTGGAATTCAAACAGAGTGTTGGTCACGCTTTCGCGTCCAATGTTGGACATGAAAGGCGTTTCTTCTGGTGCAATGTTGGTAATTACATTGCTCAAGTCTTCACGAATGCCTTTGGCACTGTAGGTTGTGAATGTGTTCGTTACGATAGCCATGATGTTTCCTTATTTCAAAAGTTGGAGGATTGCATTGGCCGCATCATCAACACGGCCAGTTTTTGCTAGACGCTGTTGTGTTCGCATTGCTTCTGTATTGCTTGAAACTCTCCCTGCTGCACCAGGCTTGGCAGGTCTTGGGCCGTTGTTGGTCACTGGCTTGATCTGTCCGCGCTTGGACATCATCTGGTCATAGAGAGCCGCTTTACGCAGCATCACAACCGCCCTGTGGTCAACAACATTCTTAAGGTCATCAGGTGTGAATCCGATCTTTTGACCGAATTGAACAAGCATCGCCTTCTCAGCTTGAGCCTTCTTCGCGTCCTTCCACTCAGGGATGGCCGCCACCAAAGCCTCTTGCTCTTGAGCCAACAACGCCTCGCGCTGTTGTAGCTGTTCTCGCTGGGATAACTGAGCCAGCCGCTGCTGTTCGGATTGAATAGCCGCCGCCTTCTCTTGAGTCTCCCGCATCACTTCGCGCTGCCTTACCCACTCGATGGGGTCTTCGTTATAAAGACGATCCCAATCAATGTTTGGCTGCGCTGCCTGCTGAACCTGTGCCTGTAGAGCACCCAACAATTGAGCATATTGCTCACGCTCGGCACGCACCTCTTGCAACTCTGCCTCGGTCTGTTTCCTGACCTCCGCAATTTGCTGAGTCTTGCGTGTGTAATCCTGAGTCCTTGAATATCCCTTTTGAAGTTCCTCCAGCGTCACATCGACTTCTTTACCGTCAACCTTGACGGTGAAGACTTGTGGCTGGTCTTCCTCCTCGGAATCTCCCTCTTCTTCGGATTGTTCGGGATCAGTTTCATCGCTGGATGCGTCTGCATCATCCAACAACTCCTCATCTCCCGCCGCGCCCTCTTCGGGCAACTGCGCCTCGCTGCTCTCCTCTTGTCCCTCATCGGGGAGCATCCCAGCAAGTGCATCGGCTGCTTCAGCCATATTCATTGGACCTTGTACAACACTCGCCGCTGGCGTTGGTGCTACTGTTTGCATTGGTCGGTTTCCTTATTTAAACAAGATTCTTCTGCGCACGCTCAATGGCGCGTTGCGCCACCTTGCCGTTGTCAATCATTTTGGTTAGTTCGTTTTTGAAGTTCTCAATGGCACGCAACTGCGCCCAGATCACTTCACGCTTTGAAGCCTCCTCGGGCTTGCTGCTCTCAAACTCCCAGTGCAAGTCGCCACGCATCTTCTCAATCGCAGTCGAAAAAACCTCGTCCTGCATGAATTGTTCAGACTTACGACCTTTTCTAACCAGCTCTTCACTCATTGCGCCATTCCATTAAGGTTGATGGGTGGAGGCACATTTGCCGCAGTTTGCACCGCCTGTTGGATGATGCTGGCCTGCTGCTTCATGGCCTCACGATCTAAATTCTGCATCGCCGCAATCTCGGCAGTGCTGATTTGTGTCCCATACTTTAACTCAAGTTCGTATTTCTTGAGCATTAAGTCCTGAGCCAGTTGATCTCTTCGGTAATCATCATCTCGGATCATCTTCTCGCGCTGCAACTCCAGCTCGGCGGCCTTCTTCTGGATATCGGCCTGAATTGACTGAGCCTGCACCTGTGCCAGCACCTGCTCTGGCGTCTGCTGTGGCTGCTCCTGCGGCATCTGGAAGTCGGCAGGCAGGGTGTTAAAGTAGCTGGATGCGTCCTTGTAGCCCGACAACTCAATGGCCTTTTGCAGGGTGCGGATGTACATGGGCAGGGACGCAATCTGATTCATCGGGCCAAACTGAGCCATGATCTGCTCTTGCTTTTGCATGATGATGTTCAAGGCGTTGATCTTCTCGTTCACATCGCCATTGCCCAAGCCAATGTTGACATTGACATCCATGCTGGCATCCCAAACGCGAGGGTCGATCTGCACCCACTCGTTGCGCAAACGCACCATGCGGGGCTTGTCTTGGTGGGTGGTCATGAGATACAAAATACCCTTAAAGAGCTTTTTCATGCCCTCGGCCAAGATTCGCGCTTGCAGCTCAAGCCTTGACTGGCTGGCGCTGACAGTGGCCGCCACAGCCGCCTTGGTGGTTGACTGCAACGCATCAGGGTCCAATCCCATCGCGGCCTTAGACATGCCAGTGCGGTCTTCGCGCATCTGATCCATGTAGTCCATCATGGCAAAGGCAGGCTGGCCGACAAAGGGTGAGCTGAACGGCTGGACCATGCCTGGTGCACGCATGCGAATAATCGCGCCAGTCTCGTTGTTCAGCACATCGTCAATATTGACCTGCCCCTCGACCACCGCAGTGCGCGGGTGAATTGACTGCGCCAGCGAGTCCAAGGTGTTGCGCATGATCTCCGACTTGATTTCTTGGATGTCATGCGTGATGTCAAAGATCGACATTGCCTCAAGTGGGCTGGTGTGTGGCTCTGGATCACAAGGGAAGTCCACAAATGGGATGTAGCTGGCTGGCAAGTTTCTGACCATGGTGTAGCCAGAACCCATGCAGCAAATCTTGCGCAGCTCGGGGATGCCGTCACCATCAAAGTCAATCCGCATATAAGCCTCAACGTACAAGACCCGTTGCTGCATGGGATTCATGCTGTCACCAGCGCCCATGGTGGTGGACAGTGGCTGGCGTGCCAAGTACTCGTCATTGGAGTCCAAGTCGGTGCTGGAGATGTTTTCCTCAATCTCGTCTTGGTCATAGCCCATGGCGATCAGGTCGGAGACAGTCGCCATCTGGCGGTGGGCGATGATGCCGGCATCCTCAAATGAACGTGCCCTGCGGTCCAGAATCAATTCCTCTGGCGGCACGGCCATGATGCGAATGCGGCCATCTCTGGTGTTGCGCTTGATCTCTACGTCATGGATCATCGGCACAGGCATTGGCAGGCCGGTGGTCATGTCCATCTGCGGCATCGCGCCAGGCTCTGGGTAAGACACCACAATCTTGACCTCTGCACCCTCTTGCATCAAAACCTGCAAGGTCTGGTCATCCAAGCCAGAATATTCCTCAATCTTGACCTCTTCGACCTCTTCCCACCAGTACTTGGCGATGCCGCACTTGCGCACCAAGCTGTCCTTAAACAGGGCATAAGTGGTCATGAAACCATTGTTGTCGGATGTGAATACATAGTTGGCGTAATCAGTCGCCTGCTGTGCACCGGCCACATCTTCGGGGCCACGGGGAATATATTCCACGACATTCTCGGTGGAGAAAAACACCTTCATGAGACTTGGCAGCATGGCCGAGACAGTGTCTCGCACCTCCATCGCCACCACCTGAGAGCGGCCATCTTCCTCGTTTCCAAAAGGGTCTCCGCGATAGTACTCAGTGCCCTTGGCGCGAATCGGGGAGACATCGGAGTCGATGTAGCTGACAGCGTCCTCCAGCTCGGCAGAGACAATGCCCTGCAACTCGGTGTCATCCATCGGCTCAATGGCCGCGATGTCGGTGGTGATGTTCATGTCGTTGATCATTTTTTGTTCCTTGCAGATATGGCTTTGGCCTTGGCACGCGCATCGGCCTTCGATGAGGCTCCCCACGCCTTTAATGACAGCAGCAAGCGCGTTGGCTCGCCGTCCTTCATCTCAGGGCCAGGCATGTTGCCCATTCTCGCAAGGAATGAAGCCCTGCGCGGGTTGTCGCCACTCTTGACCGGCGCTTTCAGATTCATGCCCTCGGCCTTGGCACTGGCTCGTCCCTTGGCGTTCAGGCCGCCGCTTGGGCTTTTTCCCTCTTTACGCTGCCACGCTGGTGTTTTCATAAGGTACTTTCTTCAGCACAACATACATGGAGTCAACTGCGCGAGGCAAACGCATCACCTCGTCTTGCGGCAATTTTAGGCTCGCACCATACTCGCTGAGACGCATCTCCAAATGCGCCACCTCAAACCGCGAACCCTTCCAGCCCAAGTACCACGCCCAGTCGCAGTAATAGACCCATGACTTTTCATTGAAAGCTCTCACATGGGTCGGGTCTTGCCACGCGCCAAGGCTTAACTCATAGGGGACATGGATGTGCATCTCGCCGCCATCGCATAGCAAATCACGGCAGTTGGTCATGGCCTGGACCAGATCGGGGATGTGCTCCAACACGTCAAAGGCCAAGATCTTCTCAAAGCAAAATGGCTTGATGGTGACCTCTTGGTCGCCGTGCTTGACCACCTCGCCATAGGACAATTTGGAAATATCCACCACCCAGTCGGCGCCAACATCGCTGCGGATGTCGGCATTGATGCAATCAGGTCTGGCGTCCTTGCCAGATCCGAGGTTAAGTGTCAAACCAGTCATTTGCATATTTCGGCCTGTTTTTGCGTATCCATGGCACGGCCTGCTGAGTCAGCCGGTTGCCGTCCATGCCAATAGTCTGGCTGCCAACATGGTGCACATAGGACCGCGACAGGTAATGATAAAAGCCAGCGGCCATCAGGTCAGCACAATGCACATCATCTGAATACCAGTTCAAAGGTGGGAATTTGAAGCACTCCCACGCATCGCGGCCAATCCATGAAAAGATGGGACTAAGCACCTCCATGGGCACAATGGCGTCTTCATAGGGGTACTTGAAGTAGTGCAACTTCTGCTCAAAGGGGTTAGAGCGCACATTTTGCACAGGCCTTGCAGCATCGCACCGCGCAGCAACCCAGCCCACAGGCTCCCCAGTCTCGACTTTGAGCTGCGCCACATCCTCCAACAAATGCTTGTAGCTGGTGGGTGTCAGGACGATGTCATCGTTGGCGCAGACAACAGAGTCAAAGCCGTCAGCAAAGGCGCGGTCCATTACATCGTTGTAATCTTCGCCAAAATTGCGCGGTGCACCAAAGATCTTCAGATCAGTGTCATAGCCGCCAATAATGGACTCTGGACCGCGCAAATAGACAGGCACTTCGGGACAGTACTCGGCAATGCTTGTGAGCATCACCCGCAAACCTTTGCCGTTGACTGTGCTAATGCAAATCGGTGCGATCACTTCTTAGGCTTCTTTGCCGTCTTGGCCGCTTGTCTGAAGTCAGCGGCAGAGGGCGCCGCCTTCGTGCCAGGCTTGTTCATCTTCTCGCCCGAGCCAGCCTTGATCCGCGCTCTCTTGGCTTGGATGTTTGAGTAAAGTCCAGGCTTACTTTTCACCTTTGACCCCAATCTTGATCGTCAGCAAAGACTCAGGCTCCTCATCTTCGCCCTCTTCCTTCGCCACCCAAGCCGAACAGGTACGGCTGGACGCGCACTTGAAGTCAAAGATCTCGCAATATCCCAAAGCGCCAGCCTCAATCATTGCCCAAGGGTCGCCCTCTTCTCCAA